AATATTAATAACTTTCTTAAAGTAGCTCCTAATCTCCCTCCTCATATCGCAATCCTCATGAGAGGTGGAACTGGTATTGGTAAATCTGCATTGGCAAATAAAATTGCTGTAGATGTTTCATTACCACTTATTGATGTTCGTGCATCCATTATGTCTGAAGGTGATGTCCAAGGTTATCCTGATATCGAAGGCATGAAGTCAAAAGGTGTTATGACGTTTTGTATGCCTTCTTGGTTTGTTAGAGCCTGTAAAGAACCAGTTGTTTTATTTTTAGACGAATTGAATCGAGGTTTGCCTGCTGTACAACAATCATTTTTCCAGATTGTATTGGATCGCTGTCTTGGTAATGATGAAGAAGGGAATGCTTATAACATACATCCAGAAACCAGAATCATTGCAGCAGTTAATCATGGTAACGAATATGATGTTAACGAAATGGACCCAGCACTCTTAAGACGTTTTTGGACTGTTGATATTGAGCCTTCAAAAAATGATTGGATGTCTTGGGCTAAGTCTAAAAACGTTGACCCTATGATTTTAGAATTTCTTAAGACAAGAAAATCACACCTTTTTGTTGATCTTAACAAGACAAAACCTGGTCATGTATTTCCAACGCCTGCTTCATGGGCAAGATTTGACGAAGTTCTAAAACATACCGGAACTACTCTTATGGAAGACAGAGATACATTTGATATCTATAACACAGCAATTGGATTCATTGGTAATGAGGCTGCAATTGAGTTTACTGACTTTGTTAAGAAATACGAAGTTGTAGTAACACCTGAAGAGTTGCTTCGATCTTTTGCTAAATGTAAAGATAAAATTGAGGCTATGTCTAATGACAGAATTAATTCTTTAATTGAAAGATTAGGAGAACATGGTGCAACAAACGAATGGACGGTTTCTCAAGCTAAGAATGCAGCAAAACTAGGTATGTCTATTTCTGAAGAAATGATGATTCACTTCTGGTCTTGCATAACAAAAGGCAAGAACATTAAAACAATTCAAAACTTTCACAAGGAAATTGGTCAATATGTAGTTGAAATTGTAAATAGTAATAGAGATATACTAGGAAAATAAAATGCCTAGATATCACTTAAGTGTATTTAAGATTATCTTTATATTATAATAAACCATAAGGCGATTTAACATCATAAAGGATATTGTTTATGGGAAATAAAAAAGAAAACAACAACAGTATACTAAAGAAAAACAAGGTCTCACAAGAAAAGATTGATAACTTTGAACTAACTAGTCACCTAGTTGATTTTCTTTGGAACGAACCATTTTATAGCAGAATTCTAAGGTCTTTAAATAAGATCGAGTCAACAACAATACCGACAGCTGGTGTTTCTACACATGAGTCTGAAATTACTTTATGGTGGAACAGAGAGTTTTTAGCCGGTCTTCCTAAAAATCATGTTAGAGGTCTGTTGAAACACGAATGCCTTCATTTAGTTTTTGGACATACAACAGAAAGAAGGCGCGATCCACATATTATATGGAACTATGGCACAGACTTGGCAATTAATTCTACAATACCTAGAAATGAATTACCAGAAGGAGGTTTATTACCAGGAGTTGCTTTAAAGATATCACCAGAGCAAAAAGAACAAATGTCTGATAAAGAGATAGAAACTTTTATGAAGTTATCTGATCTTATTGAAAGTATGCCTGCTAACAAAACATCTGAATATTATTTTGAAAAGCTTATGAGTGATCCTGATGTCAAGGAGTTTCTTGAAGACCAAGAAAAACAAATTGGTTTAGGCTTTGATGATCACGACGGATGGGACGAAATCTCTGATGATGAAAGAGAAATGATCTCTGGCAAGATCAAAGAAATTGTAAAAGATGCTGCTGAAGAAGCAAACAACAGAAACTGGGGATCTGTGTCTGCGGAAATGCGCCAAGAAATCATGAAGATTCTTTCTAATGAAATAAAATGGGAATCACTGCTGAAAAGATTCTGTGGTTTTACACGAAGAGACGAAAGAAGATCATCAGTTAGAAAGCTTAATAGAAAATACCCAGGCATACATTCAGGATTTAAAAAAATCTACAAGCCAATGATTGCTGTTTACATTGACGAAAGTGGATCTGTTTCAAATCAAGAACTAGTAAAATTCTATTCAGAGCTAGATAATCTTTCAAATAGAACAGACTTCTATGTTTATAAGTTTGACCATTCAGTAGATGAAAAATCATCTTTTCTTTGGAAGAAAAACACAAGGCCTGATATGCATAGAACACTTACTGGCGGCACAAGCTTTGAGGCAGTAACAAAGCATGCAATTAAAAATAGAAAAAAGTTTGACGGATATATTGTTTTGACAGATGGTGGTGCTCCAAAGCCTTCAATATCTAGAGGACTTAAAAGGTGTTGGGTATTAGCTACTGGTTGTAAGCTAATGTTTGACGCAGACAAATCAGATATCGTAATTAATATTAAATAAATTTATAAACAGGAAAAGTATGTTATATAATATCAATGCAGAAACATTTAAAATCACTAAAGAAAATAATGTTTTTAAACTTTACCATAAAGCTGAGAACAGATGGTCCAGCGGTTGGACATTTGTAGGTAAGTACAATACTCAAGATAAAGCACAAACCGCAGCTCGGCTTTATACAAACTAGCAGGAAAAAAAATGAGAAAGAATAATAGATTTAAGATTACTATTGACAAGAATGGTTTAGGAGAATATGAAACAAGTATCGTTGAATATGCGCTTAAGTCTTCATCACCTCAAGACGCTCTAAGGAGAGTTGAAGTAGTGTATGATAACTGTCAAAAAAATAATAAGCGTATTCCTTATAAATCAAAGCTCTTTTTAGAAGCACTTGCAATATCAGCTGAGACTGATCTCTATTATATAGAGTAACATGTTTTATGTTGGTATAGTTTTAATTCTGATCTTGAATGCTTTTTTATATTACGATAATATGCAGCATAATAAAGATCTTTTTGAAGATAAGAAGCTCGCGTTTAACATAACAATTTGCATGTTTATTATCGTTGAGCTTCTTATTTTTTTATCTTTTTACGTTCTAGCAATTGAAGTTATAGGAGCTTTTTATGATTAATGAAGTCAATACTTTTTTAGAAGCGATGAATAAGTCTACATCATCTAATGATAAAGTTAAAACTATTTTAGAAGCAGACAAAAATGTAAGAAAAGTTCTGTATTATACTTACAATAATTTCCTACAGTATTATGTTACGCCAAAGATCTTGATGAAAAGGCAGGATCTAACACAAAATTATACCAAATTTGATTCTATATTTCAGCTGCTTGAATCTTTAAATCAAAGACTAATTACAGGACATAAAGCAATTAAAGAAATTAACGGGTATATTTATTGCAATCCTGAGATTAAGGACTTACTATATCTAATTTTAGATAGAAACTTAAAGATTAGAGCTTCTGTTAAACTTATTAACAAAGCTTTACCTGGCCTAATTCCTACTTTCAATGTTGCCTTAGCAAATAAGTATGATGAAAAAACAAAGAAGAAAGTTAGTTTTGAAAAAGATGTTTGGTATGTGTCAAGAAAACTCGATGGTGTTCGCTGCCTTATTATTGTGGACGACAAAGGAAAAGCAAAATCATTTGCCAGATCAGGAAAACAATTTCATACATTATCCTTGGTCGAAAAAGAACTCGAAGAGTTAGGTGTCAAAAACGTTGTCTATGATGGTGAAATGTGCATTGTAGACGAAGAAGGTAATGAAGACTTTCAAAGCATCATGAAAGAAATTGGCAGAAAAGATCATGTAATTCAAAACGGTCTTTTTCAAATTTTTGACTTTATTCCTTATAGAATGTTTTCAAAAGGTTATGGTGAAACAGGTCTTTTTTCTCAAAGAGTATTTGCTTTACAGAATCTTATGTTAGGAAAACAACACAAGATGATTGACTACTTAGAGCAAGTACCCGTGTCTTCTTTTGAAGAACTTGATGCATTAACAATAACAGCAACTAAAAAAGGCTGGGAGGGATTGATGCTTAGAAAAAATGTACCTTATCAAGGTAAGAGATCTAATGATATTTTAAAAGTAAAAACATTTTACGATGCTGAGTATGAAGTAAAAGATGTTTTTTTTGGGCCTCTTAGATATATTAAAGAAGGTATCGAGGTAGAAGAAGAAATGTTAAGTGGTGTTGCAGTAGAGCATAAAGGCAATACTGTAAGAGTAGGAAGTGGATTTACTATAGACCAACGTAAACATTTGTTTGAACACCCACAAGATATATTAGGAAAAACAATTACAGTTCAGTACTTCGAAGAATCAAAAAATCAAGACGGAGAGTTTTCTTTACGATTTCCAGTAATAAAGGTTATTCATGGCAATGAAAGAAAATATTGACATAACAGGCTCACTTTGTTTCTTTGGAAAATAAATAGTCTTAGTTATAGATAGATATATATTATAAATAAACAAGAGGTTTAAAATGAAGATTACTGAAAGAAAACTAAGAACAATTATTAGAAGTGTTATTAAAGAAACTATTAATAACAATAGCGATCTATCTGACTTTGATGTATCAGATGTTCCTCAACACCCCGACGATTTAGGTTATGTTGAAGGAACTCCTGAGTATGAAGAAGCATATGACAGATACTTAGACTTTGAAGAAAAAGAAAGACGTTTGTCAAACGAAACTCGTCCTTATGAAGACGGGCTTTCTCCTGAAGAATCAGACAGAATTTTGCCTCCGGGACCACACGGTTATAGAGAATATTAGTCTTAGCTAAATACAAAAAATATTATTTTAAACCAGCTTCTTGCTGGTTTTTTTGTATTCAAAGTACAGTACGAGCAATTGACGAAGCCGAGCGTACACACAGTAAAACATATATAGATTATAAAGATTAAATTATACTTATATAATGTATTTAAAAAGGAGAAGAAATGAAAAATATTGTTTTTGCTTTATTACTGCTATTTGGATGTTCTGATGTTGCTGATACACATAGCGTCGGAAATGGCGTTACAGAAAAAAGCTTACTTGGCAGCACATGTGCAACCGGTTGTATTTGGTCCAAATGGGCAGTATCGTCTGGAGTTCAAAAACTAACACATTATTGTGATGGTGAAGGATGTGCTTGTGTTGTCGAAGGTGATATTTATTCTTCGTGTGCCTTAGATAATTCATCTTTTGAAGAAGAAAAAAACGTGCAGCAAACAGATCAACAATCTTCTTGGGCTCAACCTCAAATTGACAGTGACTATAATTCTGTTAAAGGAAATAGAATCGCTGATGAAGCTTACTGGGAAGCAAGTAGCAGAGGAACTACCGGTTGGTGTTATAATGCTGTAGCTGATGCTGTAGAAAGAATAACAGGAAGATTTTTATGGGGATCACATGCATATCAAGCAGCAGATCAATTTGCTTCTTCCTCACACTTTTATGAAGTATGGAATATAAGCTTACAAAGTCTACCTTCAGGTGCTGTAGTTGTGTGGGGTAAAGGAACAAGTCGCAGTGGCCACATCTCAGTTTCTTTAGGCGACGGTCGTGAAGCATCTGATCATATTGCTCAGCAAATGACATATCATTACGGTGGTGCACCTGCAAGAATATTTTATCCTAAATGAAAGATTATAAAATGAAGTTTTATTTTGGCCTCTGTTTAACTTTTTTTGTTTTCTTTAACAATATATCATTTAGTCAAAATTATGAATGTGACAACAATTATAGTGACTGTGGAACACCTGATCAAAGTGGTGGTGGCGGTGGAGGAAAAGGTTCTATTCTTATTGCAAATACAGACTTAGGCGACTCATATCAGCATGCAGACGATTACGATAACGACGGAATAGAAGATCCTTCTGATAATTGTATGCGCCAAGGTAACCCGTATCAATACGACATGGATGGTGATGGTATTGGTGATATGTGTGATAACTGTTTAGAATACTACAATCCAATGCAAGAAGATTATGATGGTGATGGACTAGGAGACTTTTGCGATGATGACATTGATGGTGACGGTGTTTTAAACTCTCTAGACGGTTGTGTAATGCAGTGGGGAAATAAATGCACCGACTTCTATATTGAAAGTATCAACAATGATCTCCAGAATTATGGCAGTAAAATAAAAGTTAACAATAACGATATTCTATATAATGATATAAAAGAAGATAGCTGCAATCAAAATAGAGGTGACAATACAATCTTTGTTTTTCTTATAGTTCTTGTAGCTCTACTTTTTGTTAAATAATAGATATAAGAATTGACGAAACGAAGCCTATGAACAGCGAAACAAATAAAAGATTAGCAATTATAAATAACGGTCCTTATAAAAACAAGGCATGTTTAATATTAGAAGAAGTTAATTGTGTTACCACAGATCATTTAAAATGGTTTCGTATTTTGTTAGATAATAAAGTTCTTTTAATGTCAAATAAAAATATTAAGTTTATATAAACTTTGAGTCTTTATGATATAATTACCTCATAAAAAAGAGGTATTAATATGAACAACGCAAATCAAAACGCACCAATATACTTAGCTATAGCATATTTTATAATATTTACCATACCCGGAATTTGTCAATATTTAACGTAAGGAAAGGAAACAATGGCAACTACAGGATTTTCAGAATTAGACTACACTAAATTTAACTCAAATACTGACGAAAGAGTTAAATACTTTTTAAATGATTTGAGATCTTTATTGGATAAACATAAAATAAAACTTTATAGTCACGAGTGTGAAGTCTACATAGAAGGTCAAGGCTATATAGGTTATCTCGAAGATAACGTAGAAACTATAGACATTGTAGAAGGAGAAGAAACTCTTTATTCTTCTCAAAAATCTATTACTATCGATCAATAATTTAATTCTTTTTTTAGATACAAAAAAACCAGCTTTAGCTGGTTTTTTATTTTTATTGTCTGGTATTTTTAGGTTTTTTTATTTAAAGCTAATCTTGTTTTCTTTAAGGTCTTCTTTTAAAGGCATTGTAATTTTAAGGACACCGTTTTCAAGCTCAGCAAAAGAAGTCGTAACATCAATATCTTTCCTTAAAGGCAAAGAAATGTTGATAGGTTTAAAATATGCCAGGTCTTTTGTTTCACCTACAGATTTTACTGATAGCTTTCTATCTTTAAATGTAATTGATAAGTTTTCTTTTGTAATGCTAGGTGCGATACAATCAAAAACAATAGAATCCTCTATTTCTTTTAAAGAATAAGAAGAAGTATTTTCTAAAGATGTAAAGTTTAAAACATCATTTGCAAGAGCATCAATTGCTTTGCTATAGTCTCTGTAAGTGTAATGATTGACTGGAAACTCTCCGAAAACTGTACTAAACATAAATTTTTCTCCTATAATGTTGTTGTATATAATTTAAACACCAAATTTAAATTGGGAACCCTTTGACTCATTTTTTTTATAATTTTTTATTAAAGTATTCAAATCTACTAAATCAATATTGCCTCCCCAACTTTCGACTAAGTTCTTGATTTCTGTATAAGTCATTTTGTTTTTTTCAATAATGTCACATAACTCTTCTTTGTACTCCTTTACGTTGTCAAAAATATAAATCTTTGTTTTGTTTGCAACTTCAAATGTATTGTTTGCGTCATTAACAGTAATCAATAAAGTGGACATAATACACCTCCTTATATTAAATATAAAAATTTATATTACGAGTTTAATAATATCTTTATATCTAAGGATTATTAGTTCACCTTCATATAATACTTCACAAAATTGTTCTTCGACATTTTTTGTTAACAACATTTCATCTACAAAACAAAGATATACACCTGGCTTTAAGCAGATAGCATTTATTTTTTTTGTCGGGTTTTTAATGCTATAACCAGACACAGAATTAGCTTCTTTAACGTTGATTAAAAAATAAGAAGCTATTCTACTCAAAACTTTTATGTTTTTCTTGTGTGAAGATCTGCAATAGAAGAAGCAACAAAAGACTGAGGCTTTGTTTTAACTTTAAATCCGCAGCCTGATATGTAACCTTTAATCATATTCTTGTATCTAGAAGACAAGTGATTTGAACTTTCGTTTACGTCGGCATGAATTTCAATGTTTGCTGTGTTAAACTTATTTTTAATATCTAACGCTATCTTAAGCGAATCTTCAGTTTCTTTAAGTAACCTACGTGATAAGTCTAAATAAACATCATCTTTAATTTTTTCTCTTATATAGAAATAACGCCTGTCGTAAAACTCAGTATTTAAAACACAAATAGCACTAGTAAAAATAAAATTATATCCTAGCTTAACACTATCAGTTCCTACTATAATTTTATGACCTTTGCTTTTAGACACAGTCTCTAGTATTTGAAACATATCTTTAGTAGATATAAATTCTCTTTTACCTGTTTTCCAGGAGTTTTTCATTATTAAACTTTCGTTATCTGCCTAGTGTTTTTGCTTCGCTTATGTTTCCAATAAATTGGTAAGCACCTTTATTAAATAGGGGAGCAACACATTTAGATTTTCTTATTGCTTCTTTTCTTGCAAATTTATCACCACAGTTTATACAAGTTTTATAACCTAAAGACTTTCTCTTATCAGGATATTCTTCATTACAAATGTTACAATAAGCCATGTTAGCCTCTCTGATAGTATTTAAGTGTTCCACATAGTTTTCTATAATAATCTTTACTGTTTAATCCAGAAGCAGCAACTTCTTCTGTCCA